ATTAAAAGAAGCATTAGATTTAATTACTTGTGGTCACTTTAGTGGTGGTGATAGGTATGTATTTAAACCATTATTGGACAATCTATTGAATCATGATCCTTTCTTTGTGATGGCAGATTTTGATGATTATATTGCTGCTCAAGATCGTGTAAGTAATGCATGGAAGGATCGTCATAATTGGAATCGTATGGCTTTAATGAATATTGCACGATCAGGATTCTTCTCATCAGACCGTTCTATTAAAGATTATTGTAAAAATATCTGGAACATCTAAATAAAGCCATAGAAATATGGTAGTGTATGGATGTTGAATATGAAAATCCCTGGATTTATAATGGCAAAGCTTTTCACTCTTCTGATATTCAGCACTACTTTGGCTTTGTTTATAACATTACCAATCTCCAGAACCAACGACAATACATTGGTAGAAAGTATTTCTGGTCGTTTAGAACTCCTAAAGGAAAAAAACGAAAAGTAAAAAGAGAATCTGATTGGAAGAAGTACTATGGGTCTTGTCCGGAACTTAAAGAAGAGATTGAACAATTTGGCAGACAAAGTTTTAGCCGAACTATCTTATCTTTACATTCTACAAAAGGCAGAACAAACTACGAAGAGACAAGACAATTATTCTATAACAAAGTCCTTACAGAGTCCCTTGACGACGGAACACCGAAGTACTATAATAGTAACATCCTCTCCAGATATTTCAGAAAAGATTACTATGAAAACATTGAAAACAACTGAAGATCTTGTTGCTCATATTAGAGATTGGTCAGTTGATAAGATAGAAGAAGTTGAATCTATTGGTGATAAAGCAGCGATTTATGCTGAGTTTGAAGAATGGATTGAATTGGATAGTGATGATGAAGAAGAGATTGAAATTGTATCATTAGAATCTGAAGAGGAGTGAACTAAAGATTTGTCTCAGTAGCTCAGTGGATAGAGCAACTGCCTTCTAAGCAGTCGGTCGTTGGTTCGACCCCAACCTGAGACGCTTGACAAGTATGCTATAATATATGTAATGGGCATCGGAGAGACCACCACCACTTCCTCTTCGTGTAAGGCCCATTTTTTTATGCGGGTATAGTTTAGCGGTAAAACAAAAGGTTTCCAACCTTTCGTCACCAGTTCGATCCTGGTTACCCGCTCTAGTGACTCTGGAGGTAATTATGAGACTAGGGGTTATGTGTTCTGGTAACGGAACAAATTTCGAGAATATAGTTAGAACTTGTAGAGATGATGAAGTTGTGATTATGATACACAATAAGAAGAAATGTGGTGCTGCAAAGAGAGCGGAGAGATTGGGGATACCACATACTCATATTAAGAGTAGTAATGAGGATTTAATAATTGATGTTATGAGAGCATGGAAAGTAGATCTTATTGTTCTCGCAGGTTGGATGAGAATTATTTCTCCTAAATTGATTGAAGTATTTCGTAATAGGATTATAAACCTTCATCCTTCCATGTTGCCTAAGTATAAAGGATTGCATGCAATTGAAAGAGCATTAGAAAGTGGTGATAAATTCACTGGTGTTAGTGTTCATTATGTAAATGAAGAATTGGATGGTGGAGAAATTATTATACAAAAGGAAGTTCCTATTCTTCCTGATGATGATATAGAATCCTTAACAAAAGCAATTCAAAGAATGGAATATGCTATATTACCTCAAGCAATAGATAAAATAAATATTTAAACATTTATATGTAATGTATAGTGGATGAGAAGAAATGTTAGTAGTAAGGTGCAGAGATTGTAATAAAGAGATATCCAGTCAAGGAAGTCATACTGTATGTTGTGGTTGTCCTAATATGATGACTGTTAATGGAAATAGTGTGACTGCTGTTGACTTGAGTAGAGTTGTTATGATAAGCTCTGAGAAGAAAAAAAAGAATAATGAAGTGCTTTCTCCTCAGGACTTAAGTTTTCAGGAAGAAAGACGAAAGCGTAAGGTTCGTAAACTTGATTTTGAGATTCGCTGATGGCACCCATTGATAATGTATACACAAAAGAAGAAGTAAACATGTTGATTCAGGCAGCAGTTGCTGAAGCAAAGGAGATGGATGCTGCACTGATGAGGAAGCATAATCGTAATGCAACTATCATTAGTATGATCCTTGGGTTTATTTGTCTTGCATTATTCCTTGATGGATTGTTGAGGATACTTGGTATCATTCCACCATTCATGGATTTGGATGTTGATATTATTGATGATATTGTTGAGAGGGTGGAGGATGATATAATGCCTCAGGTTCAACCATATGTACAAAAGGCACAGCAGTACATACCAGGATTATAATAAATAAACTTAACAATATAATGTAAAAAATGTCACAACAAACCATTAAATTTTCTATTAAACAAGATGGGACAGTAACTGAAGAGGTTATTGGTGCTGTGGGTAATGAATGTGAAAACCTAACTAGAAATATTGAAGAAAAACTTGGTGTAGTTCAGAGAGTTGAACATAAAGCAGAGTATTATCAAGCAGTAACTATAGAAGAAACTATTCAAGAGTTTACGCACGATTCCGAGGGGTGTTAATGTCACACTTTACAACCATAAAGACAAAGATTAAAGAACGTCCTTATTTAATTGAGGCATTAAAAGAGTTGGAGTATAGTGTATTAGAGAACCATCTTCTAATCAACCCTGAAGATCACAACCATAACCAGTGGAATGTTCAAGTTGCTATTAATGATTCTGTTGGATTTAAATGGAATGGTAATGAGTATGAATTAGTTGCTGAACTTGATGCATGGGATTTAGATGTTCCTGTTAGTAGGTTCATTGAGAAGGTTACTCAACAGTATGCTAAGGCAACAGTTCTTGCTACTGCTGAAGAGGAAGGATTTACCTTAGCAGAAGAACATACTAAGATAGATAATACAATAGAGTTGGTGGTAAATCGCTGGAATTAATGGACAATTTTTCTATTTTTTTATTTGCCATGGCTGGCATCTCTTTGCTGGTAGGTGCTTTTTATTTGATGCATAGTGCTGCAAGTTCAAAACCGATGAGAGATTATAATTCTGGTCGTTTAACTGGCACATGGACTACTCAAGTTAAGAAACCAGTACACCCAGAAATGAGGGATGTTGAACCAGGAACAGAATTGATGGGAGTTAATTTTGGAAAGACGGAGTGTAATTTGGAAGAGTATAAGGATCTTCAAGCAAGGATTGATGCACTAAGGATTGAATTGGAAGATCAATTAGATGATGGTGATGATGAAGGTGGTTTGGTTGTAAGAAAGTGACCCAACCAAATTCTATTGAATGGGAAGATCATTATGAAGAAGTTCCTGAACTTACTAAAAGAATAGAATCTTCCACCCATCCAGAAATGCAGGATATTGATCCTAATGAGGAATTTATAATTGTAAAGTTCTCGGGAAATAAGGAACTTCAAGATAGAATAGATAAATTAAAAGATTCATTATGAACCCAGAAGATATTACTTTACGTAATACATCACAAGAATTTGAATATGAAAAGATGTCAAGAGAGATTGATACTTGTGATGATATAGAGGGGCTTAGACAAATGTGTAAGTTTCTGGTAAAATTGGAGATGAAAACAAGAGAGAACTATAGCGTAATGATAAAGGATCTTTTAGAATGGGAGAGTGATTAATGACACAAAAGAAGGTATGATACAACTTTTACAAAATTCAAAGAGTGATAATTATCAATCATTAAAGAATACTATCTTAAGTGAACAATTCCCGTGGTTCTATCGTGAAAATTCAAGTCCAGTTGATGGAAAAAATGTAACTGGACATCGTAATGTTCCTATGTATTGTCATAGTTTTATTGGAAGACCTGAGACATTCGGATTCTCAAAATATGATTCGGGTATATATAAGTTAGCCTTAAATGTTGTAAGAGAGATTTTAACAGAAAATAACATTCACACTGATTCTTATTTTATTTTAAGACTTGCGACGAATTGTACCTATCCAAGTGAAGGGATACAATTGTCAATACCACATGTAGATCATCATTTCCCACACTTAAATATTTTAACATATTTGAATAGTGCTGGTGGAAGTACATTTGTTGAAGATGATCAACATGAACCAATAGAAGATCAATCTATTTTATTTTCTGGAGAACATTATATTCAACTACCAAAAAAAGAAAGAAGAATTGTACTTATAGGTACATTGTTTACTTATTAATTCAAATTATGATTAATATATTCAATAAATAAACCGGCAACTTATTATTAACATGAAAATTTTTCTAGACACTGCTGAAACCGATGTCGTTCGTAAGCATTGGAAGACTGGACTTATTGATGGTTTGACAACTAATCCTACTCTTATTAGAAAGAGTGGAAGGAACCATGAAGAGGTTTATCAAGAGTTCAAGGATATTGGACTTACTGATATTAGTATGGAAGTGATTGGTGATAAAAATAATATGATCTCTGAGGGTAAGAGATTGTATAAGAAATATGGTAAATGTGCTACTATTAAAGTTCCTTGCACTTATGAAGGTCTTCAAGCATGTGCTCATTTAAGTGTAGAGGGTATTAAGGTAAATGTAACTCTTATCTTTTCTCAAGCACAGGCAATACTTGCTGCAAAGGCAGGTGCTAAGTATGTGTCACCTTTTGTAGGGAGAGTAGATGATAATTCATTTGGGGGTTTATGTCTTGTTAAAGATATTGCCAATGTATACCGAGAACATATGGTAGTTAAGACTGAAGTTCTTGCAGCATCTCTGAGAGGTGTGAGGGATGTAGGAAGAGCATTTGAGTATGGTGCGGATATTGTAACTATGCCACCTTCAGTTTTTGAGGGAATGTATAATCATATTCTTACTGATAAGGGTCTTGATCAGTTTGATAAGGATTATGCTGCTAGCGTTGAAGTATGAAAAAAGTTACTGTAGAAGAGTTTCAAGAGAATTGGGATGAGATGATTGGAAGAGTTGAAGGAGGAGAAAGTATTGAGATAGCAGATGAAAAAGGAAGTGTTGTGATGCTTCCTTTTGAAGATGAAATTTATCGTATCTATGTAGAGCATGATGAGGGATGTTGACAGAGGGGTTTTTTTCTCCTATAATTAGTATGTAATCAATAAAGGACAATGACCCTTACCTCAAAATTTAAGAAAGATCTTCACATCCTTCGAGGCGCTGTTAATAAAGAAATTTATTTAGATGTAAAAAATCCAAAACTTTATAAAAAAGTTAAAAGATATTATGTGAGTGAGGGGTTAGCAGAACTTTCTGGAGAAGATCCAGAGTATGATTATGAGGTTATAGTAGGATGTATTGCTCAAGATCTTCAATCCGTTGAAGCATAATGAAGTATACTACAATTTTATCTCAAGGTATCTATCGCTTTGTTCATACAGATGAAAAGTTATGGAATGGTAAATTGGATCTTCGTATTCAGAAGTATGATACTTATACTAAGAGGTATAAAGATATGTATCTTTTAGATAATCAGCAACAACTGTATACGTGTATTGAAGATCCTGAGTACACCAAATGGTTAGATCCAGAAGGGGTGCCAGCTTATAGAAAGTATAACTAAATAAAAAAAAGGCAATTAATTTAAAAATCATGGCATTAGGAAAAGGAACAGCATCAAAATCATCATCAGGGGCAGCGATGTCTAAGTATGATGTTGAGGTGGAAGCAAGACTTCAAAAGTTAGAAGCAGCAGTAGCTGAACTTAAAGAACATTCTCATGAAGCACCTTGTGATACCGGCAGTCCTGATACTGCTGCACTTGAGAAAGTAAAGAATGAGATATTTGAGGCTCGTCAATCACTTGGCGGTTATGAAGTATTGAATGCAAAGATTGATGATCTTACGTCACGACTTAGTAGAAAATTATCTTTTTAATATATTAATTTTTTATTATGAAAATTGGATTTAATTGTAGTTCTTTTGATCTTTGTCATGCTGGTCATGTTACTATGCTTAAGATGGAGAAAGAGTTGTGTGATTACTTGAAGGTTGCTCTTCAAGTAGATCCTACAATTGATCGTCCTGGGGTTAAAAATAAACCTACACAATCTGTATATGAACGTTATGTTCAGTTACAAGGTTGTAAATATGTGGATGAAATTCTTGTATATGAAACAGAGGTTGATCTTCTTAATTTGATTCAAACTCAAACTATGCATATTAGATTCTTGAGTGAGGAGTATAAGGATAGGGATTTTACTGGAAAGCAATATTGTATTGATAATAGTATTGAACTACATTTTCATTTAAGAAGGCATCAATATTCTTCCACTGAATTGAGGAGGAGAGTTCATCAACTTGAGGAAGAAAAGATGATGGATAATGCAGGAGATGCAGAACAACATTCCCCAGAACTTTTGAATAAGTATTTTGATAATGAAAGCAACAAAGATTAATTTAAATGATGCATATGTCATTACTACCCCTCGTCATGGAGATGAGAGGGGATTTTTTATTGAGTCTTTTAATCATCGTGATTTTTCTCAAGTTGTAGATGTTGAGTTTGTTCAGGATAATCATTCCAAGTCTTCTAAAGGGGTTCTGAGAGGTCTTCATTATCAGATAGAACATGCTCAAGGAAAGTTGGTTCGATGTACTCATGGTGCTGTCTTTGATGCAATCGTTGATTTAAGAAAGAGCTCTTCTACTTTTGGAAAATGGTTTGGTATTAAATTGTGTGAAAATAATATTA